CCTCAACAATTATTTCGACTTGCGGAAAATCTCCGCATCTCAAAATAATTCAGAAAATAAATCATCGGTTGGCTCAGTTAGCGGCTTAGCCAAGACTGAACAACCTCAAATTTTACCGAATCATTGTTATAGAGAGGTCCGGCAAATTGGCGTTCATTGAGTATGTCACCTCCTTTGTCTTTTCCTGCAAATCGCACAAACTGCACGTAATCGCCAAGAAGGAAATATTTGGGATTGGTACCGAAAAGTATTATGCCGGCATAAGTCGGACAATCGTTGTCGCGGTCATATAGGTGGATTGACGCAAGCTGCTCCTTGATGTCGCGTTGGTCTGATACAAGTGTTTCTTCATCAAATACCATCGGTAGATATTTGGTCTTGATATAATCCACATCAAGATCTTCCAATTTTGCGCTCAGACATGGGGTCGCATCAAAGGTAGCCATGAATGAGCAGCGACGCTCCGCAAGGATTCTTTCTTCTGCTTCCGTAGCAATATCTCTGCGAGGTCCGACACGGATAAATACCCTGCCACGATAGCGAACAGGCGGCAAATCGGATGGTCTTACTTCAGCAACCAGCAAATCGCCTTCTGGAAAAGAGAAACGCTCAACAGACATGGTCGGCAATGGTAGTATATTGCCGTCAGAACGGATGCCTGCAATCTTTTTCAACAAAGCATCGTCAACTTTCATGCCGGCAATACTTCCGTCATCTTTTGCCCCGATAATAAGATAGCCATTCTTTCGGGAGCCGGGCATATCATTGGCAAACGCACAAATAGCCTCACAGAACTTGTCCATGTTGCCAGTGCTGATTGTGCGTTCCACGCGATATGACTCGGTGGACTTCAGCAGTTCCAATATGTCCTCTTTAGCTATCATTACGTTTCGGTTGTTCTCTATATGCAAAATTACGAAAAATTTTTCATCCATCCACGCCAAAGTCAACATTTTATCCAACCTCAACGATGAAAAAACAGATTTCTTGCTAAAATACACGGCTCTTTCATTTAAAAATGCTTGGAATTTTCAAAGTGCATGACTGATAGTTAGTTAAAAGCCATTAACCCTTTTGTCCAAAATGAGATTAACACAGCCATTGCGTAACTGCCACATATAACTACTTGATTAACAGTGGCGCATTGTAGCATCAAAGTTAAATGAAAGAGCCGTGGCTAAAATATCCCGAAAAAGCCATTTTTATAGTTCGCAAAGAGTGTTACGAGAATGTTCCGAACCCACTTAACGGTGTTTCAAAACAGTTTTTAGTTATCAGAAAAATAGAACAAAGTTGAATTAAAAATTCCTGACAAACATACAAAATCTTAAAATAGCCTCTATTCTTCTTCTCCAGGCGGAATACGACCGATGCTGTGCCGACATGGAGCGGGGAGCCGGAGGCCGGGAGAAGCTCCGCAAGGAGCGCAGCGCGACCCTCCACCTGATGCAGCGCATGGGGGTCGACACCTCGGACTGGGAACGCGTCAACACCCTGTGCCGCGACCCGCGAATCGCGGGGAAGGACTTCCGCCGGATTGCCGACGATGAACATCCCGGGCTGCGGGCCAGGCTCCGCGCGATAGGGCGAAAGGGAGGGTTCCGGGGACAACCCGGACGGCAGGAGGCCCCCCCAACCATCAGCCGGGACAATGACCGTCATAGTCAGTCCGGTCGGACGGGCATAAGCGCCAATGACACAAACGACACACTACACACGACACAAACCATAAAAACAAAGAAACGATATGGAACAGGTAGAAATGACCGCCTTGGAGCGGGAAGAGTACGAGGCCTTCAAGGCCGAAAGGGAAAAGAAGCGTCGGGAACAAGCGCGCAAGGAACAGTTGCGCCAGTACGCGGAGCTGGTCGATGAGGAGGTGGCGACGGCCATACCCCAGCTTCGCGAGGTGAGCGATATCCTTAAACAGGTCAAGGAGACCGTGTTCGGGAATTTCAAGGCCATCCTGGCCATGAAGGCGGAAATAACAGGAGTGAGGCCTGACAGCCAGTACAGCCACACGTTCACCAACTCCGACGGCACATTCAGGCTGATAATGGGGGTGAACACGCTGGACGGTTACCGCGACACTGTCGAGGACGGGATAGCGATGGTCAAGGGCTACATCGAGGGTCAGGCCAAGGATGATGCCACCAAGGCTCTGGTCAACGCCGTGTTGCGCCTGCTCAGCCGCGACAGCCAGGGCAACATCAAGGCCAGCCGGGTGCTGCAGCTGCGCAAGATGGCCGAGGAGAGCGGCGACGAACGTTTCATGGAAGGTGTCCGCATCATCGAGGCCTCCTACCAGCCCACAATCAGCAAGAAGTTCATCCGCGCCCAGTACAAGGATGGCGAAGGAGCCTGGCGGCAAATCCCCCTCGGGATGACAGACGTAGACTGAAGAACTTGATACAACACGATACAATGATCAGGGAAATAACAAGACCACCCAAAATCGCGCTGTGCCGCAATTGCCATGGCACCGGCGCAGTGCCAGGGGACGAGCCTGGGGAAACCCATGTGTGCCTCCAGTGCGAGGGAAGCGGCCGTGTGACCGTGAGCTGCGAGATGACCCTCGACATCAGGCCGTACAAACCGATACGCAAGGATAAACCAAGAATCATCTGACGCACAATGGCAAAAAAGCGCGGAATGTCATACAGGAAGCGCGTCGAGGATATAAACCGGATATATGACCAGTGCGCCCGCAACGGACTGAGCAACCGCGAGATTTGGCGCAGGTACATATATCCGGTCTATTGGATCAGCGAACGCACCTTCTACAACATTATGAACGCCACGGCAGGGGCTGAAAGCCCGGTCGTGGCGTCTGACGCACCAAGCCTGTTCGATATGCTCGATGACGAACCCCGCAAAACCGACCCATAATGAGCGAACTTGACCAACAGACTCGTGCTGTCTTCAGAAGCATATTGCGCGACATACAGGTCGAACTTGGAGATGAGTTCGACCAAAACTTCGAGCGGCAGGCATTCTTCAGCCAGGCATGGGCGAGGCGCAAGAGTCCGACACGTCCCGGCGGGCATATACTTGTTGACACAGGAGGACTCCGGCGGAGCGTGCGCAGCGAGATCAGGGAGAACAGCATAGTGTTCTGCTCAGAGCATCCTGCGGCGGCCATCCATAACGAAGGAGGCGAAATTAAGGTGACGGCAAGGATGAAACGTTATTTCTGGCACAAATATATGTCGGCGGCCGGAGTGCTTGTATTCTGTCGGAGAAAAGACGGCACAATGCGCCGGGACAAGAATACCAGACATATTGCAGATGTGGCAGACTTCTGGAAAGCCATGGCACTTATGAAGGTCGGAAGTACCATCAAGATACCGCAACGCAAATTCCTCGGCACGTCGCCGGAAGTGGAAACCGCAGTCAGGCAGATCATCGAGGAGAACCTTAACGAGTACATCAACAATATAGACTTCAATATTAAATGAAAACTATAACATTAAGAGGGTGTTTCATGACAACTGTTAAGATAGTCCATCAAAAAAATGCCTCTGCTAAAGGAGAGGACATTTCTAAATTGTTTATTTGTTGACAATTATAAGAAAGGATTTAGAAATGTACACCTCTGATTTAACAGAAGCACAGAAAGCTTTCATAAAAGAAACAATTCCAATGGATAATTGGACGAGCAAATATGATTTTTTCCTTGTCTTTGATGCCATTCTATATGTGGACAAGACCGGCTGTCAATGGCGTAATCTACCTCATGACTTTCCGGCATGGCAGACCGTATATTACTATTTCCGTGCATGGAGTGCCATCGGCGAGTTCAAGAATCTGCTTGACAGCCTTGTCGCAGAAGTGCGATTTCAGGAAGGTCAGACACCGGAACCAAGTGTTGCGGTTGTAGACGCTCAAAGTGTGCGGGCTGCCTCATATCCCTCACCGAAAGGTTTTGACGGCAACAAGAAAGTCAAGGGAATAAAACGGCAGATTGCAGTTGACGAGAATGGGCATCTGCTTGATGTAAAGACAACTACCGCTAACATACATGACTCCAAAGGCGGTTTGATGCTTCTGGCTTTACTTGCCGCCTCGCACCCGGTCATCAAGAAGATTCTTGCAGACAGAGGCTATCGCGGAGATTTGATTGAACTTGTGAGAAATACCTTTGGCATGAACGTGGAAATCACTTTGTCTGGTTCTTCTGACGGGAAGTTTATCCCGGCAAAGGGCAGATGGGTTGCGGAGCGCTCTATCTCATGGCTTGACAACTTCCGACGTTTATGCAGAAATTATGAGGATACATTGGAGGTCGCACGACAGATGGTCATCATAGCAGGTGTGGCAATGCTCTTGAACAGGCTTACAGCAAATTAACAATCGTTATGAAACACCCTCTAAGAATCCCGACTTCATTCAAGGAATGGAAAGAGTTCATACGAGAGAAATCAACCTCTCGCAAAAAACACAATCAGGAAGTGCTATGGGATTTTGCCAATGCCATCTCCAGTGAGGCTCTATCCAACTACTGGCGCAATGATATATCCGAAACAATGGTTAAAAGCGTATTCCGCATGGGAGGTAACTCTAAACTCACAAAAATGTATTTTGAAGCTAAAAAACAACTCAAATGAGAGAGGAATTATACCACAAACTTAAAACCCGGCTTGAAGCGTTGTGTGTCAATGCCGCCGGAGAGTATTATGAACGCCCGGACGAAGCAGACGTGGATGACGAACTGTATCCTTGTGCGATCAAGCACATCGACCTATGGAACCACAATGTAGAGTTCCTCGAGCAGGAGGCTCCATGGCCACGCCCGGCAGTGTTCATCGAATTTGTGCCCTTCAAGTGGCATGCCGTCGTGCCCGGAGTCGAATACCGGGCACAGCCACTGATCAACCTCCATGTGGTGACCGACTGGGCGGAACAGAACGACATCGGCGAGTTCAGGCTGCTTGACAAGATCCATAAGTTGCTTGCCGGACTGGAAGGCGAGAACTTCATGGAGTTCGACATCGATAGCTCCGCCACCAACCATAATCACGAGGATATTGTCGAGAACATAGAAACCTATACTTGCGTCGGGTTCCGTCATCTGAAATAAGCCACATAAACGCGCCGTGTCGCAAAGAAAACAGAGAGCCGCATCCTTTATCGGGTTGCGGCTCTCTTGGCGATATATGGGCGATAAAACGGCCTCAGACGGCATCGACGGCTGGGAGGTCGGGTGTGGTGAACAGCATGATGTCCGTGTACCGGGCATTATAGTTCATGGTCGCGTAAAGCTCCTTGCGGCTGCAACGCTCGAACGGGTTGCCGAGCGACGGGTTGCGGCCCATCCACTCGCACAACTCCACGAGGCACGATTTCTCGGAAGTGAAATAAACAAAGTTATGGCCAGACAACACCGACAGCACATCGAGGTAATCCGCGAGCCGCCAGTACATGCGGTATGTGCCCACGTCGGTAGACAGATAAGGCGGGTCTACGAGGAACACCACACCGGGCACAACCTTGAAACGCTCGAACAGTTCCCGGTAGTCGCACGATTCAATTTCCAGTCCGGCGAGATAATTCGGACATTCGGCATATCCGGCTTTGCGCACATTGTTGTAGAGCGTTTCCTTGCGCATCTCCGGGATGCTCATCTTATACTTCATCGAGAACATCAGCGAGGAGGACAGGGTGATGAAGTCGAGATAGCCTGTTTCCTGCTCTTCCTGCTCAAGCAGGGCGAATATACGCTCCCTTGCCTCTCCTGTAATGGGCTTGTGCCGCCCGAAACCGTCGGATATAGGTCTGATACGGTCGAGCAGGGCATTGGTGCGAGGAATATTGGCTATGCGCAGCCGGTAGTCGTCGAAGTCATTGTATATGACCCGGGAATCGGGATGGGTGTGCTTGGTGATGTGTGACAACAGCCCCGAGCCTCCGAAAAGGTCAACGAACACGGTGCCGGCCGGATATTGCTTTATCACTTCGATGAAGTGTTTGGCGAACATACGCTTCTGCCCGACGAAGGGCAGGGGGGCGGACAGATAAAGGCGGCTCATACGTTAAGTTCGAATTTGATTTTATCCAATTCCGGCTGCACTCGACATTGGCAATGCGAGCATTGCACATTGTCCTCGTTGGCACGGAATTTGACGCTGTCCTCTCCGGCGAGAAGTCGGCGGGTGTTGTCGATATTGTTGTCATACACATGCACGTTGCCCAGGAACAGTGTCATTGACTTGAGGGGGAAGTCGATGTGCCGGGCCATAAGGTAGAGGTGGTATATGTCGGCCGGCAGCCCGAGATTGGCGTCGGAGCTGCGCTGGTAGGCGGACACCACCAATTCGCCGTCCTCGATCTGGAACTGAACGAGCGACAGGCATGGGGCCTGGTTGCTCTCTGCCTCGGTCGCTCCGAGGAACAGCACATAGTTCTTTGACGGTCGGCGCTCGGTATTGATCCTGGCGAGCAGCGGCGGTAGCTTCTCGAAATAGGTGGGGTAGGAGTTGACCAGGATAGAGCCGCAGTAGTCCCACCAGTTTATGCCGGCCTCGCGGTACTTCTCCACAGAACGCTCGCCGCTCATGAAGAGCCTCAGCTCGGAGCGGAGCTTCTTGCGGGCCAGTCCGTGTCCCTCGAAAATTTCAAGCAGGTCGGCCGGGGTAAGCGAGAGCTGCTCGTTGATAAGGTAGGTTATATTGCCCTTCTTGTTGACCTGGTGCCTGCCGTGTTCAATAATCCGGGCGAGGATTTGGTGATATTTGTTACGTGCCATTTCGGTTGATTGTTGATGATGGAGCAAAGGTAGGCACGCGCCATCAGCGGCACACTATCGGAACCGGGAATCACACTGCACGCGGATTGCAGTCATTCTTTGCCGGGCAAATCGGCAGAGCCGATGACTGGAAACGCTTTATCAGGCTGTAGACCTTCCTCTCGCTCACGCCATATTTGTCGGCCAGAACCGCCACCGCATACGACACCTTGTCGCCGGCGCCGACCATGTTGTTGAAGTCAACAAAGAGGTCGATGTAGGCGGTGTCCTCGAGCCTTACGCCAATGCGGCGCAGTCTTTCGAGCAGTTCGCGGTTGAAATTCAGCACTTCAAATATTGTCATGTCGGCGAAAATTGCTAATTTTGCAGTGTC